ATAACAGGATGAGAATCTATGATAATAGTCTAACACCCCCAGAACCTAAAGTACCTGACTTCAAGGTCTCTACAGAATACTATCAAGTAGAGCATGGATATGATAATCTAGGTCTTGGTGACCAAGAGGAGTATTTTTGGAAGACTCGGAAGGATAGAGAAGTGATGTCGGACATAGATGATCAGTATTATCACCATTTTCAAGACCAACATCAATCGGATGAAAGATAACTCGTAGAAACTGTCTAAATAGCACTAAATACACGAGTATTGTATAAAAGTGCCTCTCAGCAAAATATCAAGAGGTTTTCGGGATATTTCATTATCCTTCAAACGTCATCCTGTTACAAGAGATTTGCTTCCTCTAAGAAATGAGGATGCAATCAAACGTTCTGTACAAAATCTTGTTAGAACAAAGATTGGTGAAGTATTTTTTAGAAATGACATTGGCACCCGTATCACAGGGGCATTATTTGAATTAGGAAACTCAGATTTCGTTGATCCTATTACTACAGAAATTGATACTGTTATAACAAACCATGAACCTAGAGTCAATCTAACCAATGTTAGTGTTGACCCTAAACCCGATAGTAATGAATTAGATATTGAAATATCATACAACATCGTTGGTCTATCGTTACCAATGCAAACAATAAACTTTATATTAGAACCGACTAGACTATAATGGCTCTCAATCAATTCACAAATCTCAACTTTGAAGACATAAAAACTTCAATCAAAGATTATCTGAGGCAAAACTCTAATTTCTCAGATTTTGACTTTGAGGGATCTAATCTGTCTGTTCTTATTAATACATTAGCATATAATACCTACATTACAGCATATAATACTAATATGGTTGCGAATGAATCATTTATTGATTCAGCAACACTTAGAGAAAACGTTGTATCACTTGCGAGAAACATAGGATACGTGCCAAGATCAAAACGTGCTGCTGTAGCAACCGTTTCTATTAATGTTACTGGAATCTCAACTACAAATACATCAATAAGCATAGATGAAGGAGTAATTGCAAACTCTGGTGTGAATGGTATTAACTTTACATACTCTTTACCACAAAAAATAACTGCTGCTTCTAACTTTGGAGAAGCAAAAGGATTTCTTCAAATATATCAAGGTCAACTTTTAGAGAAGCAATGGACTGTAAACTTATCGCAAGCAAATCAAAGATATGTTTTACCAAATGATAGCATTGACACATCTACACTCAGAGTGTATATAAAAGAAAATGCATCAAGCAATATTGAAACAGAGTTCAAAGAAATCGACAGTATTGTTGGTATAACTTCTACATCCAACACATTTTTGATACAGGAGACAAGTGATGAAAAATATGAAATACTTTTTGGAGATGGTATATTTGGTAAGAGATTAGAAGCGAATAATGTAATAAGAGCAACTTACATCAAAACAGATGGTAAAGAGGGGAATGGTGCGTCATTCTTCAACTTTGTAGGTGCAGTAAAAGATGAAAGCGGTGCACTTATTCCGACTGCTGTGGCAAGACTACGAGTTTTGACGCCTTCTGAAAATGGTGATGATATAGAAAGTGTGCAAAGTATAAGAAATTACGCACCTAGAAGATTTGCAGCACAAAATCGTGCGGTAACTGCTACCGATTATGAAGCATTACTTCCCTCAATATATCCAAACATAGAATCAGTCAGTGCATATGGTGGTGAAGATCTCGATCCACCTCAATATGGTCGGGTCTTTATCGCAGCAAAACCGAGAAATGGTAATTTTTTAGCGGAATCCACAAAAACAAACTTATTGAAATCTCTCAAAAGTTATAGTGTAGCAGGGATTGTGCCATCTTTTATGGATCTCAAATTTTTATATGTTGAATTGGATTCATATATTTACTATAACACAAACTTTGTTGGAGACTCTAATTCCCTTAGAACTAAGATAACTGATTCAGTAAATCAATATTCTAAGTCTGGTGAATTGAACAAGTTTGGTGGTAGATTCAAATACTCTAAAATGACTTCAGTTATTGATGGTGTTGACAATTCTATTACATCCAATATTACAAATGTAATAATTAGAAGAAATTTGAAATCAATGGTAAATGTTTTTACACAATATGAATTGTGTTTCGACAACCAGTTTTATCATGAATTAGATTCTTACAATATCAAGAGCACAGGATTCAGCGTCTCAGGGGTCGATGGAACGGTCTACATTGCCGATAATGTGATTCAAGGATCAAATACAGGCAATCTATTCCTATTCAAACTCACAGACGATATAGACGTTGAAATAGTGTCAACAAACTTTGGTACAGTAGATTATGAAAAAGGAGAAATATTGATAAACACAGTAAACATAACTTCAACACTTTTACCAGAAAATATTATTGAGATACAAGCAGTGCCACTATCAAATGATGTTTTAGGAAGAAAGGAATTGTATTTACAACTAAGCACTGAAAAAAGTAATTTTACAATGAGACAAGACTTGATTTCATCAGGAGCAAACGTCTCAGGAACAAGATTTGATGTGCAATCTAGTTACAGTAATGGAAACAAGGTAAGAGGTGCCATAGTAACAAGTTCATCAGGAATAGGTAAATTAGTGGGATACGTTAACGGTCAACCTTATTATGGTGAGTTTCACAGTATGCCAGATGGCACTAAAATGACCGGTTCTACTCACTCAGTAAATAGTGTACAGATTCGTGACACTCTTAGCTTTATCTCCCCTGTGAATACTTCTTCTACCACGACATCATCTTCGTCATCAACAAGTTCATCGTCAAGCAGCAGTAGCGGATACTAATGATAGAAACTTCACTATCCAGAGTCAAAATACACGAAGTAATTGAAAGTCAGATACCTGAAGCAATAGATTCTGACAATCCTTTACTTGGAACATTTCTAAAACAATATTACATATCACAAGAGTTTCAAGGTGGTCCAGTAGATATTATTGATAATCTTACTGACTATAAGAGTGTTGATTTTCTCAACAAAGACAATCTTACTGGATTTACTTCAACTTCTCAATATACTCAGAAGTTTGCTAAAACAATATATGTAGATTCTACAAGGGGGTGGCCAAGTAAATATGGTTTACTCAAAATTGATGATGAGATAATAACCTATACTGGTATTGGTTCTACTTCATTTACAGGATGCGTAAGAGGGTTTAGTGGTATTGAAAATAGCGAAAGAACAAACTCTCCAGAATATCTTACATTTTCAAAATCAGGTATCAGCACTCATGCAGAGAATGCAAAAGTAAAAAATCTAAGTAATATTTTTCTACATAAGTTTTTCACAAAAGTAAAAACACAAATATCTCCGGGTTTTGAGGATAGATCATTTACAGGAGACTTAAATATATCAAATTTCCTAAGACAGTCAAAAGATTTTTATACTGCCAAGGGAACTGAAGAAGCATACAAAATATTATTTGGAACTCTCTATAAGGAAAAAGTTGAATTAGTAAAACCTCAAGAATACCTTTTCAAACCATCTGATGCACAATATTCTGTAAATGATGTATTAATTTGCGAAAAAATATCAGGTGAACCGGAAAAAATTGTAAATCAAACAATTACTCAAGGAGATGCAAGTGCATCAGTATATCAAGTAGAGAAAATTGTTCTGCAAGAAAAAACTTACTATAAGATAAGATTGTCTTCCGATACTATTGTAGGGTCATTCCAACCTGTACATAGAACTCAAGTTACATCAAAAATTCAGAGAGGAGACAATGTAGTATGTGTAGACTCTACAGTCGGATTTGCTAAATCTTCATTTTTCATTACGAAAAGAGGGAGACATGACTATACTGACAAAACTCTAACAGAATTTTTAAACGTAACTGGTATTGCCACCGCAGCAGTAGGTGATGTAGTTGATTCAGGTGGATTAGCATTTGCATATCAGAATGACAATAGATCAATTCCTGCAGAACTTAGAATATTGAATTCTATTGTAGATTTTGAAGGAACTGGTATTCTTCAGCAAAAAGGCAGTGAGTATAATATAAAAACTCTAGGTATCAAGAAGACAGATCTTAGATATAGTGAGTGGTTAGAGAATATTGCAACAAGACACGTTGTACAAGATTTCAAGGTAATCTCTGCAGGAAACTTTGAACTTATATTGACTAAGAAACACAATTATAAGAGTGGGCAGATCATAAGTGTTCATGATATTGACGGTCAGAGTCAAAACGGTGTAATTACAGGTATATTGAACGATAGGGTTGTTTATATCAGCACACCATCTCTCTCAGCAGGAAAGCAGTATCATATACATGCAGAATTACAAAGACAGAATAATAATGTTGCAAACGTACAAAATACCTACGCACAAGGCAACACTGTTATTGTAGCATCGAATAGTTTACCTCATTATTCAATAGACGTACAGAAAAGAATAAAAAACTTCAGCACTTCTGGAATTTCAACAAGATCTGAAGTAATTACAATACCAGACCATAATTTACAAAATGGTGACATCGTTCTTTATAATCCTGATGTAGCAGGATCGTCTGTAGCAGGTCTTAGCACCGGTCAATCCTACTATGTGACTAATCTAACCACATCTACGATTTCACTCTCTCTATCGGCAGAGAACGCTCGTAGAAATCAATATATTACTGTCTTTGATACTGCCGACATCGGAACTAACACAAATCACTCTCTTACTCCGTTTGAAGTTGGTTTTGGAACTATTGGTGCTCAAAAATTACTTCGTAAGTTTTCACAACCGGAATACGGATCTTCAAAAGATAAAACTGAAACAGGTAAAGGTGTAGGACTTTTTGTAAATGGTGTAGAGGCATATTCTTATAAATCTTCCGATAAAATCTACTACGGATCAATAGAGACAATAGATGTATTGAATACTGGGTCTGATTATGATGTAATAAATCCACCTCGTATCTCTATACAGCAGGACGGACATACAGGAATAGGTGCATCTGCTATTGCTCATGTAAGCGGTAAATTAAAAGAAATACAAGTAACCTCTCGCGGATTAGATTACAAAATAACACCTGATGTGAAGATCACAGGTGGTAATGGTCAAGCGACTGCTGAAGCGAAGATGCGACTTGCTCCGCATGAAGTATTCTTTGATAGCACCAGTGTTGGTGGTATTTTGAATACCAGCACTGATAAATTTACATTTACAGAAGCACATGGATTCAAAAATGGTGAAGAAATTGTCTACAAGACAGATGGTTCAACAACCATTGGAATTGGCACTACTCCGGGAAATCTTGTTAACAAATCAAATTATTTTGTCATCAAGAATGACGACTATACCTTATCTCTTGCCAAAACCCGTAATGAGGCACTTGCAGGTATCACAACACTTCCAATATCAACTAATGGTGGTGGATTGCATAAATTTGAAACAAAAGAATCTAGACTGAAAGTAGATAAGATAGAGATCATATCATCTACTGATTTTCAAAATAGAGAAAACACTGTTGATAGTGTAGGTATCAATACATTTACAGATGTAATAAACATACCGAATCACAGATATTCATCAGGAGAATTAATAAGATATGGTGGAGGAACAGTATCAGATATCTCTGGTCTTACATCTGGAAAAGATTATTATGTTGTAAAGATTGATGATAATAATTTTAGAGTTTCTATTTCAACATCATTAGTTGATTATGTGGAGATGACTCTACCCGGAACTGGAAAACATACTTTCAATTATCCACCAGTATCCGTAACAGTTGACGGTACACAAGGTATATCTACTTCAAATGCGACTGCATCTGCTGTTATACGAGGAGAAGTTGATGCAATTCACGTAAAAACGAAGGGTGATAGTTTTGGATCGCTTTACATCAATGACAATTATAAACCTGATGCGATAATTATAGAAGGATCTAAATCAGCATTTGATCCTGTCATAGTCAATGGTAGGATAGATTCTGTATCTATCAAGAGTGGTGGTAAGGACTTCTTCAGTGTCCCTGACATCATTGTAAATGGTGATGGAGTGGGTGCAAAACTTATTGCGAGAGTAGAGAATGGTAAAGTTGTTGGTATAGATGTAATAACCAAAGGTGCCGGATACACTGCAAACGGAACTACTATCACTGCAAAAACTCCGGGTTCTGGTATTATAATGTCATCTAACTTGAAAACATGGACCATCAACGATGTTCAACGTTACGCTAATTACGGTGATGTAAAAGAAGATGACGGATTCTATGGAGAAATGAAGGTCATAGAAAACGGATATCCCTATGTAAATTATTATGCATCAAGAAAATTACGCGATCATTTAGATGATAATGGCATTGGACACTCACCAATATTAGGTTGGGCATATGATGGACATCCGATTTATGGTCCATATGCGTTTGAAAGAACTGATGGCACTGGACCTCTAAAATACTTACAATCCAGTTACAATAAGATATCTGGACTATCGAGAACTAATGGTCCCGCTTTTGCGAATTATGCTGCAGGATTTTTTATTGAAGACTATGAATATCAGAAAGGATACGGAGACCTTGATGAGCATAATGGTAGATTTGCAGTAACACCGGAATATCCATTTGGTGTATATGCTTACTATATTACAGTTTCACCAAACACAGTAACAAATCTGTTATCACCTTTCAACAACAGAAGAGAACCTATTTTCCCTTATATTATTGGTGATACTTACAATTCTAAGTTATTACAGTATAACAATGAATTTACTTCAACACAGGATTCTTTTCCTGAAGATTTGTTAAGAAATACTGAGAAATATAACTTAGAAGACTATTCATGCATTTCTTCTAGTGCAAAAACAAAAGTAAGTATCGCTAAAATAAACAATACACAAAAGGGATCTATTGACTCTGTTAAGATTGTAAAAGGTGGTACAAACTATAATGTAGGAGATAAACTTGCTTTTGATAATTCAAAAACAGATGGTTTTGGTTCATTTGGTAAGGTAACTGAGTTAGTTGGAGTTGCTGCAACTGTCATCAGTGCCTCTGTAGAAATAAAGGAAAGAGTTGAATTATTTGCCAATGGTAACACTGTAACAGGTATAGTCACCACAGGTTTACATAATTTTGCGTCTGGAATACCTGTAGCGGTTAGTGGTATTTCATCCTCAACATTTAAGGGATTAGAGGGTACATTCCCAATCAAAGTTGAATTTGTCAGAAGTGGACTAGGAACATCTCTTCTTGCAAGTGGTATGACAACTACAATCACCCTTGTAGACGATATAGACATTTTTGATAATGATGATATTGTGCAAGTAGGTGATGAGCAGATGAAGGTGATTGGACACGATCGTCTGAATCAAAAGATTACATTCCTACGTGCTCAGAACGGAACTACAGGTGCTGCACATACAGATAGAGCAGAAATCATAAAAAAAGAAAATAAATTTACATATCAAATTGATAGACCGATAGATGCTGAAACTCCTATTAATGAATCTCTCTTTTTTGATGCCACAACCAATATTGGTGTAGGTCTTACAAGTGGTGTAGGAATTGGTACGACCGTATCGTTTGTAGGTGCAGGAAATATATCAACAACCACATTTCTTCCAATCAAGTCAATAAGACTTCCTGAACATCCCTTCAAGCACGGTGATCCTCTAAATTATTCACCTAATTTTGGAACAAACTTATTGTATTCATTTGATGGTAGCACTACACACTTCTTACCAAATACAGGACTATTTGTACAAAAAATTAGCAATGATCTAATTGGTATAGTAACAAATGCTTATCAAATTGACAATAAACATGATAGAGTCTTCATAACTGGAAATGCTGGTGTAGGTAATAGTCATTTTTTCAGAACAGAAAGAAACGTTGCAACTGCTGACATAACTACTTTTGAAGTCACTGTTTCTACTGCTACAACACATCATCTTGATTATCAAGATATTGTTGACTTGAAAGTCGTTTCCGCAGGATCAAGCACACTTAATATTAATTATGATCCCGGAACAAAATTTATAAGCATTGGTTCATCTAATAATCCACCAATTATATCCACTATCGGTGAGAAATTAATATTCGATACTTCTGATTTTGATTTATTAGGAACAAAACTCGATTTCTTCTTAGATCAAAACTTTACGAAAACATTTGTGGGTTCTGGTAAATCTACAGTTGAAAGAGTTGATAATCTCGAACCCGGAATAACATCTGCAAGAACTACACTACACTTGACAGAAAATGTCCCAGATGTTTTATTCTATAAGTTTTCATCTGTCTCAAGTAAAACAGTCAATGTTGATGAAGATGTCACTAATTATGGTAAGATTATTATAAAACCAAGTGAATATACTGGTAGTCATTCTATAACAACATCCACAGGTAATTCATTTACATTCTTCCTTGGTGGACATCCAGAAAAAGTCGGATATACAAGTGAATCAAGTATTAACTATACTACCTCATCTACAAACGCTCGTGGACCTATTTCAAAAGTTCTACTTGAAGAAGGTGGACTAAATTACAAAGATTTACCAAAAATCTCTGTTGCTTCTACTACAGGTAAATCTGCAGTAATATTAGCAGAAACTGAAAGTGCCGGTAAATTATTAACTACAGAAATTTTAGAATTTGGATATGATTATCCTTCAGATCCAACATTGACACCTGAAGCATCTGTACCTAATATTATTACACTAAAAGACAATTTTAGTCTAAAATCAATCGGAATAACTTCAACCGGTTCCAAGTATCTCACTGCACCTGACATCGTTGTATATAATAGAGAAGATGATGTTGTGAATGATAGTATAGAGGTTGTAGCAAATCTTAGTGGAGCATCTGTCAATAGTGTTAGAATTATCAATACTGGTGGTAATTTGAAGAGCACAGACACTGAAGTCTTTGCTGTCAATAATACAAATGGTGTTGGTATTATAAGTGCAACATATTCGGATCCCACTGTTACTTTGAGATTGCAAACACCTTCAGGTGGATTCACCACAGCATTGCCTGTACCGTTTACAATAGGTGATGAAATTTTTGTTGAAAATATTGGCGTATCAACAGGACACGGATATAACTCTGCTGACTTCCAATATACGTACTTTGTTGTCAGTGGTGTAAATACAAATGCAGGTCTTGTAAACCAAGCAACTATCACATATAAAGTTAACAAAAATCCCGGAATTCATGATTTTCAGAATTTTGGTATTGTAACTAAAAAATCTGATATTGCACAATTTGAAGCAGTGCTTGAGGAGGGTTCTTTCTTCTCAGGGGAAGAAGTTTACACCAATAATGCAAAAACAAACATCTCAAAAGGACAGGATAGTTCTACAAATATTATTAGAGTTGATTCTATTGATGGATTCAATGTCGGAGATTTAGTATCAGGTAAAAGTTCTAGAGCATCAGGTATAATAGAGAGCATCACTTCAAATACAGGTAGATTCAAATTAGGGTCTACGTTAAAGAAAAAATATGGATGGGAGAAAGATACTGGTAAAACAAATGAGTTCTTCCAGAGAATACAAGATAATGATTACTATCAAAATTTTTCTTACTCTCTCAAATCTCTTGTAGGTATATCAAGTTGGAGTGAGCCAGTTGAATCATTGGCACATCCTGCAGGATTCAAAAAACATTCTGATCTAATGGTGCCCTCAGTGGGGTCTGTTGGATTTGGAACTACAGTTACAGCAAAAGAGCAAGTTATATCTTCTATTGTTCTTATCGACAATGTAGCAGATACAAATTGTAAACATGACTTTGATTTAGTCAGAGAAATAACTGATGCAAGTCAAACAAAGAGTGACAAGGTTGTATTCCAATCTAACAAGTTTGGTAATGCTTTGGTTTGCAAGTCAAATAGAGTTTTGGAAATTGACGACATTAGTCCACAATTCTATACAGATCCAAACTTATTACGATCAAGAGAATTAGATTCTTGGGACGCTGCTGATTTTGCAGCAGTCAAATACTATGCTCAAGTAGTTCTCGACTCAACTGCAGGTGTTTTAGTAAATGAGACACAGTATTCAGAGTTTGTTGTGTCACATAATGGTGATGTCGCATTGATCAATCAGTACTCAGATCTATCTGATTCTTTTGATCTAGGAGATTTTACTGCAGATATGGCAGGGGGTCAAGTTTCAGTATCATTCAGTCCTTATAATAGTACTTTTGTTTATGATATAACAATGTATCGTGAGGTCCTGAATCAGGGCGTGGGTGTTGGTACTACTTCCTACGGTGGTATAAAGAAGGTTGGTGTTTCAACTTTTGTTGCAGCATCAGGTTCTCCTTCTGAGCAGATCATTCAATCAATCGATGCTAATGCATTCAAATCTGGAACTGTTCTCGTCGCTGTAACTGGAAACCCAAAAGAGAAAGAAATCATAGAGGCAAGTTTTGTTGGTATAGGATCTACAGTTCAATACATTCAGTATGGAACGATGGAAGAGGATATGGATTTAGGAACATTTGATATTGGAATGACTGGCACAAATAACATACAACTCAAATTTACTCCCACTGCAGGCATAGGTATGACAATTGCAACACTGGCAACTCTTGTAGGTGTGGGAACCACAGTGTCAGATGGTATTCCGAGTGGTAGTTTTGAGGTCGGAGATGCATATCTACAGTCAAACAGAACTGAGATATCAGCATCTGGATCACCCTCTGCAACTAATATATCCTCTTTGTCATACAGTAATTACACCAGTGTTAAATATTATGTGGAAGTTGAGAATGTTACCAATAACGAATATTCAACATTCCATGTCGCTGCTAACGCATACGAGGGTGATTCTAATTTTGTCAAGTATGGAAATGTCTCTACTGGTCTAACTGCTAAACGAGACCTACAAAATACAAATATTATTGTTTCTGGACCAAATGTAATTTTACAATTTACTCCTATGGAAAATAGAGATTACATTGTAAGAGTATCTGAAATAAGAATTGACAAACCTGATGATGTTAATAACGATATTACCATAGAATACTAATGTTTAAGATAGGATCATTAAATAAAAAATTCAACAAAGAGACTGAAACCTTTAGGTATTCATTTCATCTGACTCATAAGGGAGATCCTATTTTCCTGAAATCTTTTGATGGAGCAGATCCAGATAAGGTTTTGTTAGGTTCAAATACAATAGTATTGAAGAATCATTTTTTCACAACAGGTGAGGAATTATATTATTTTGCAGATGGTTCATCAATAGGTATAGATCACACAAGTAGTGGTGTTGGTGCTGCCACTACATTACCGGAGAAAGTTTATGCTATAAAGGTTGATGAAAATAAAATAAAAATTGCAGCAACCCCTGCTTTGGCGACAGCAGGAACAAATATTGGGCTGACCACTGTTGGTGTTGGAGCGAGTCACTCCTTTACATCAAGAAAACAAAATAGTAGAGTTATATTAGCACTGGATAATATAGTTCAGTCTCCACTTTATGATAAAGTTGGTACTGCCACCACAACAGTATCGATCCTAAACAGAGTTGTGTCATTATATGATGCTAGTATGTTTAAGTCATTTGATCTAATAAAAATTGATGACGAGATAATGAGAGTTCAGGTTGTTGGATATAATGGCAATGCAAATGACTTATTTGTAGACAGAGAATGGATGGGAACAAAAATAGAACCCCATACTAATGGATCTGAAGTTCAATTAGTAAAAGGTGATTATAACATAATAGGAGATAGAGTTACTTTTGCTGATGTTCCTTTTGGTGGTATAAAGGTAAATGTCGGGGTAAGTTCACTTCAGTTCAATCTAGCAACAAATAGTTTTACAGCACTATCAGATTTCTTAGTAAGCGGATCAGAAGTAAGACTACGAAGTATAAATCCTCCTGCACCTCTAGTAGGAAATGATAATTATTTCATAATAAAGAACTCTAATAATAACTTTTCTCTTGCAGCAAATAAAGGTGATGCTCTTGTAGGCATTGCTATCACCTTTACATCTGCGGGAGTGGGAACTCACAACTTCTTATTTGTAGACACTTCAAACGGAAGTTCATTCCAAGGAAGATCTTTCATGAGATCTGACTACACTGGTAATGTGGTTATGGATGATGTTTCGGAAAGTTTTACTGGTATAGCAAAGACTTTTACTGTAACAAGTTCAGGAGTCAATACAACAGGTATAACAAGTGATTTTGGTGCTATACTAATAAACAATATATTTCAAAAACCAGAAGTAGATTATGACTTTATTGGTGGTTCTGCAACTGGTATTACATCTATAAGATTTACAGGTAATGATACAAATACTATAAATTTAAGTGATGTAAACGCAAATCAATTACCTAGAAAAGGTCTTATAGTCTCAATAGCAAATTCGGAGGGATATGGATATCAACAACGACAAGTGGGAACAGGAACCGCAGTGGTTACGGGATTTGGTACGATTACAGTTGCAATCGGATTTAGTGGATCCGGATACAGAAATCCTCCTACAACTTATAGAATATTGGTCAATGGCGGAAATCCTACGGTTGGGAGTTCTGGCACATTTACAGTCGAAGGGGGACATATAAAAGATGTGTTTATGAGTCCTGTGGGAACGGGATATACACATACTGACGTACCTAGAATTACTTTTGATAGTCCAGTTGGATATGATGATTTACAACTCATCAGTTCTTCAACTGGTATTGGTGCGTCTGTGACTGTAGATGTGGGTGCAGGTCTTAGCATCTCATCATTCAAATTAAATAATATTGGATATGGTTTTACACAGGGAGAACAATTACGTATTGCAGGAATACCTACTGTAACAAGTATTGGATCTACATTTCAAAACGCTGTATTTACAGTAACTGAAACGAGAGATGATGAATTTGCAGGATGGGTATTTGGTAAATTACAAGTTTTAGATGATTTTTCTGACGAGTTTGATGGTCGTAAAAAAGTCTTTACGATGACTGAGAACAAACAACCATTGAGTGTTGAGAAAGATTCAGGTTCACTTATAGATTTAGAACAAAACTTACTTATATTTTTGAATGATATTATACAAGAACCAAATGTAGCATATGTCTTTAGTGGTGGAACTCAAATAGAATTTACTGAACCGCCTGTGGAGGGAACATCTTTACAAATACTTTTGTATAGGGGAACTGACTCTGATGTTGCTATAGAGGGGTCATTACAAACAGTCAAAACTGGTGACAGTATAACGATAAGGAAGAGTAATGATCAAATCACTCCTGTAACACAAAATGAGAGAATTGTTGCTGCCATCACATCAAGAGATACTCTGAGAACTAACATATATTCTCAACAGGGAATATCAAATCA